GTTTTATTTTGTAATCAATAAATCAACTAGAAGTTCCTCCTTGAGCAATAAAGTTCGAGAGTGAATCATCACCAAGACACGCGTCATCAATATGCTTTAACTTTCTAATTTCAACATTAAAACGATCAGCATCCAAAGGTGTTCCATCTTCCAAAGGTGTAAAAGCTTTTACTATTTCTTTATAATCGACACTTAGCATCTTAGATGCTGCTGAAGTGCCGACTATATTAGAAAAAGTATTACTCAGACCGTTAATACCGGTTAGTAATTTTTTCAAAGCTTTTAACTCCTGAGCAAACAACAATGCTTGAACTCGATGTTCGTCGTTTGGCCAACTATTAAGTATAACCACTACTTTACTGATGTTTGATTGAAATTCGTTGTCCTGGATGATGAATTTGGAAAAAGCATTACGAGCGCAGAGTTTAGCGAGAGCTCTGATCTCACAATTAGTAACGATTCTATTACTACTACAACAATTAAGAGCAATATCACTGTTACCAACACAATAAGCGTCGTCCCCTCGAATCTTTCCCGCAATAGAGAGTAACTCGCAGGCATGATCAGCACCTGGTAAATTTTCGTTTATTTGCTTTAAATAAAAATTATTAGACATATCAAAGAAAGGAAAACTATTATTATAATACAAGTAAGTATCACAATTAAACTTAGTACTTATCAAATCAATATAAAGCCTTAAAATGTTCTTCAACGTAGTATCTGTGTAAATCAAAAGTTTCGTAAAATGAATAAAAGTTAAAACACTATCCATAGATAAATTAGGAATTTAAATATAAATCGACTATTTACTCTCTTCCAAAACGCTTTCAACGACAACTATTCGCATATGCCTGAGACTAATGTCTTGAGCTCTGCTATTACAGAAAGTTCTCATATGATCGTAAAGGACTTTAACTGCTTCAGATGTTAATCCGTACTTGTAAGCCGTTATTTCACACACATACTCTAATTCGTGTTGCGTTCTAATTGTTTTAAGCCAATCAGCAACCGAAGTTTGATAAATTTCAATTTCTTCTAAAGACTTAAACTGTTTTGATTGTAGCTTAGCTGATCTATTGACTAAATCGACATACCTTCCACAATCTGTAATTAAATAATTACAGAATGTTGGAACTGCCGAAGTATCTACTTTAATCTTAATACCTATCAATTCTAATTGAGCACAATTTATTTCATTAAGCATTAAATTTAATGCTTCTATTAAATCATCATCTCCTATAAATATTATATAAATTAAATCATCGAAGTCATAAATGAAAGCTGATATACCTAAACGTAAAAGAGAGTTGTTCCATAGTGTTTCTGTACT